TCACCAATATAGATACCAACGTGATACGCAGTCTTATACCCTTTGTATTTAAAGATTACGAGATCCCCAGGCTTTGGGTTGTTGGTTGCTCTTCCAGCAATCTGTTGTTTAGAAGCCCTGTGCTCTAGGGGGATATCAAGTTGCTCATAAAACCACATTGTTAAACCAGAGCAGTCCCATCCAGAAGGAGTACTTCCAGAAAAGACGTACCAGGTCTTACCGACCGTTGATTTTAGTTTCTTGACCACGGACTTGACTTTTAGTCCATTATTAACCAGGGTTTGATTTTTTAGATAATGATCGCTCAGTATGGTTCTTTGGGGTTGCACATTAAAAACCGAACTAACGCTAGTCTTTTTCTGATAAACGTTGTTTGGGTCTTCTATTAATTTAGCACCTGCTGGTACAGAGCAGGTTGTTATCGTTAGGACCACAAGTCCTATTGCAGCAATTTTAAATTTCATTTTGCTACCTCCTTATTTTTTATGTTGTTACTCTACCGCCGATATAGCACGGTATTCTGGCAGACAGTATTCTTTATGAAGTAGAGTCTTGTAAAGCAAAAACTTCCTTTTAAGGGGAAGTAGTCATAAAATTATACCATATTTTGAAGCAAAATCAAAATAAAGAATCGTGATATAATTAACCTTATGGCATCAGGCGAATCATTAAATCTAGAACTCCCATATCCTTTGGAGTCAGATCCAGTAAACGTTCACGGAGACATTAAAACTCTTGTTGACAAACTTGACATTGTCCTACCATCTGCATCTTATGTAGAAATTCCAGTTATCAATAAAAGCGGATCAACTCTACCAGCAGGAACACCAGTATTCGTTACTGGTCACGATGGAACCAATATTGAAGTTGATATTTTTACACCAGAAGTTACAAATCCAATTCTAGGTCTTTCAAAGGCATCTACGCTAAATAATGCTGTTGGCATTTGTGTTACCGCTGGAATTTTGTCTGGCATAAACACTTCTGGTTTTTCTGAAGGAGCAACATTATATGTTGGACAAAACGGTGGGCTTGACGATAGCATTCCTACAGGAGGAAGTCCAGCGGTTGCTATAAACGTACTTTCTGACGCAGCAAACGGAATTGTAATTATTGGAGCCAAAGGCTCACCCACCTGGGCATCACTTAAGTCTGGTCTTTAAGTAATTAGTGGTATAATTTTATTATGGCTAGATCAAACATATATGACCTTGGTAGTATTCCTCCACAAATTGTATGGACAGTTGTTCGTGGAGACACTGCGTCATTTCGGGTATTCGTAACAGACGACGCAAAGTTACCTCTTCTTATTTCAGAATGGACAATTAGGGCAGATATTAAAAGAGCAGGAGAACTAATTGTTTCTCTATCACCAGAACAAAAAGATACAGACGGAGAGGGAGAGTTTACCGTCTCACTACTTGACTCAGAGTCAGAAGAATTAGAAACTGGAGATGTGTTTGATATTCAGTTGTCAAATGATCTTTATGTGTGGACAGTTGCTCAAGGCAAAATGGCAATTATTGAGGATGTAACTGACTAATGGGAAAGATAACTCTGACACAGACAGAGTATCCTGTTGTAAAAAGATTTACTCAAACAGACTATCCTAAAAAAGTCAAAATATCTCAAAAACCAATTAAGGTAAAAATTAATGACAATCTTCCTTTTCGTATCAAGTTTTTGCCAGGTGTCATTTCGGAATTTAATCCAAACAATCCAGCCCCTATTGGCATAGCCGTTATTGGTGTTAATAACTATATTCTTTAAGATAATGATATAATAGGTTATATGGCTAGAGTAACCCTAAACCAAGTAAAAGAAAAATTTGAATCTGGAGACAGACCTACACAGGCTGACTATCTAGATCTTATTGACACACTTGTTCAACAGGCTACTGATTTGGGTTCCGCTGGAAACAACGAGAATACCGTAAATGGTATTGAAAACGTGACAACAGTAGACTCATACAGTGCAACTACTTGGAGATTCGTAAAGTATTTAGTTACAATTTCTAAAGCATCTTCAAATCAGTTCTACGCCACAGAGATTTCCATACTTTTTGACGGTACGAATATAAACGTCACTGAGTATGGCACACTAGACACGAATGGGGATATTGGAACCATTAGCGTCTCTAAGTCAGGAGATACAGTATCACTTATTGTAACTCCTGGAGCAATAAAGCCAGTCACTGTGCGATTCGCTCGTATGGGACTTAAGGCATAAACTAAGGAGATAAAAAATGGCAACAGTCGATAAGGACTTTAGAGTCAAACACGGCCTAGTAGTTGAAGGAACTACAGCAACCGTAAATGGTGAAGATGTAATCACCACAGGAAGCACTACAGATGATCTACCCGAAGGTAGTACCAATCAGTATTTTACATCACAAAGAGCAATCGACGCAGTATCGTCAGAAATTACAACAGAGGTTAACACAGCAATTGATGCACTGGACACAGATGACATCGAAGAGGGTGTTACCAACCTCTACTACACAACAGCCAGAGCAAAGGGCGATGCAGCAGACTTGCTAACAAACGCAACTCTAACAAACATCACTATTACTGGAAACGAAGATGGTCTAACAATTACCGCTGAGAATGGCGTTGCTGACTCAGATACTGACGACCTCACCGAAGGTGTAACAAACCTTTACTTCACAAACCAAAGAGCACTAGATGCAACTGCTTCGGCATACGATGCAACTGGCACAGCACAGGGAATTGTTGATGCACTAGACACAGACGACATTGAAGAAGGTGTAACTAACCTCTACTTCACTAACCAACGTGCACTAGATGCAACAGCATCAGCGTATGACCCATCTGGCTCTGCATCTACAGCCGAAACCAACGCAAACTCATATACCGATACCGCAATTGGCGGACTTGACACAGATGACATTGAAGAAGGAGTAACCAATCTCTACTTCACCAATCAACGTGCACTTGACGCAACCGCATCGGCATACGACGCATCTGGTGCTGCTTCTACAGCAGAGACAAACGCAAAGGCATATGCAGATGACCTAATTGGTGACGTTACAGTTGACGGAACTGCAGGCAACACAATTACAGACAGAATTGCTACCGCAGTATCAGATCTAGTTGACGGTGCACCAGCACTTCTTGACACACTAAACGAACTAGCAGCAGCAATTAATGACGATGAATCATTTGCTACTACAATTGGAACACAGATTAGCGGAAAGCAAGACACACTAACCGCAGGCACTGGCATTACAATTGATCAGATTACAGACACAATCTCTGTAACCGCAGACACCTACGATGCATTCGGTGCAGCAGCACAGGCACTTTCAGATGCAGAAGACTATGCAGATGGACTTGCATCTAACTACGATGCAGCAGGAACCGCATCTGGCCTAGTAGATGACCTAAAGGATGGAACTACAGCATTTACCGCCGTAAACATTGACTCTCTTGCAAAGCAGGTAGCAGCAACAGCAACATCTTTGGGAAGCGTTGTAGTTACAGCATACCAGTTCCCTAAAGCATCATACAAGACAGCAAAGTTCCTTGTTAAGATTGACAACGGCACAGAAAATGAAGTAAGTGAGGTATTGTTAACACTAGACTCAGGAGACAACATTGCTATTACAGAATATGCAATCGTTGGTACAAACGGATCTAGAGGCACAATTACTGCAGATATTTCTGGATCGAACGTTAGACTACGAGTTAACCCAGTAAATGATTCAACAATCAATGTTGTTGGAACACTACTTGTCTAATAAACATTAATAGAATACCCCCCATGAAATACTGGGGGGTATTTTTGTTCCTAATTAATGGTATAATTAAAAACAGGAGACTACCTTGACCACTAATAATAAAGACTTTAAAGTTAAGAATGGCCTTGCCGTAAATGGCAGCGGTTCATTCGGTGGCCCAGTCGTTGTTGGTAGTCCAACAGACCCAGATCATGCAGTAACAAAAGAGTATTTAGACGCAGTGATATCTGCACTCCCAGGAAGTAATCTAGATGGTGGAGATGTCGATGGAGCAACATATACAGATGGCGGTACCCCAACAACAGAAGTCTGGGACGCAACAATTGATGCTGGAAACATCGAATAATTATGTTATAATTAGTTTATATATGCTTGGGTAGACCCCATTAGGAGAATTTAAATATGGCAACAAGAATGCTACAGAGAAGAGGAACTGCTGCTGAGTGGACCGCTGCAAATACAGTTCTAGCAACAGGTGAGGTTGGTTTTGAAACCGATACTGGTAGATTTAAGATTGGTAATGGAAGTACAGCCTGGAACTCTCGTCCATATGCTGCTCCTGCACCTAACGCCGTGTCTGATCACGCTGCCCTTACTACAAACGTACATGGAATTGAAGACACCTCTGATTTGGTTGTTACTGCTGATCTAGCCTCTCTGGCTCCTCTTGCTGGCCCTACTTTTAGCGGTACTGTAACCCTTCCTAACACAACCTCTATTGGAGATGTAAGTGCTACTGAACTTGCATACGTAAATGGTGTTACAAGTGCTATACAAACCCAACTAGACGCAAAACTAGCATCTGCTACCGCCTCTACTACTTACGCCCCACTATCTGGACCTACATTTACAGGAACGGTTGTTCTACCAAACACAACTTCGATCGGAGACGTTAGTAGCACTGAACTGGGATATGTAAACGGAGTTACCTCTGCTATTCAGACTCAGATAGACGCTAAAGCCCCAACTGCAGATCCAACCTTTACAGGCACTGTATCAGGTGTAACAAAGACTCACGTTGGTCTTGGCAACGTAGACAACACCTCGGATGCTAATAAGCCTATTTCTACTGCAACACAAACAGCACTTGATGCAAAGGCATCACTTTCAGGAGCAACATTTACAGGCTCAGTTGAGATCGATCAGGACCTCGTTGTTGACGGAAACCTTACCGTAAACGGTACTGAATTTATAGCATCTGCCACCAGCATTACAATTGAAGACAACATGATTCAGATTGCTCACACAAATTCAGCAAACACCGTTGATCTTGGTTTAGTAGTTGGATACAATGACGGAACAGCACAACATGCAGGTATCGTAAGAGATGTATCTGCTAACATCTGGAAAATTTTTAAAGGAGTAGAAACCGAACCAGCAACAACAGTTGCTTTCGGTGAAGGTTCTCTAGATGATCTAGCAGTCAATAACATTGAAGTAGCAGGCGTTGTTTTTACTGACGGCACACAGACTAAGGTTGGCGTACCGTCTATCACCACAATCTCGCAGAAGACCGATTCATACACCCTCGCCTCCTTAACAGAGCGTGACACAATTATTGAAATTAATAAATCAACTGGAACTACCCTGACAATTCCTACAGATGCAACAGTAGATTACCCAGTAGGAACTACACTAGACATCATCCAGACTGGCTCTGGTCAGGTAACAATTGCAGGTGCTGTGGGCGTTACTGTTAATGCTACGCCTGGATTAAAGTTGCGTACTCAGTGGTCTTCTGCTACACTATTAAAGAGAGCCTCAAACACTTGGCTTGTGTTTGGTGACCTAACCGCATAGTAAGGACCACGGATGAGTAAAAGAGCAGGA